TTGGGCGCAGACGAAAGCAAGGGAAAGAATCTTGATGATATTTTCGCCGAAATCACAAAAGACCAGTCGGACATCTTAAAAGACGATAACGCCCCAACCCCGCCCGTAGTTCCAGCAATGGGCGGTAAAGGCGGAAAGTCAGACGATGACGCACAGGCGCGCGCCGTTATGGGATTGCCGCCTAAAAAAGATTAAACAGGAGATTTTAAACTATGGCTAATCAGATTGCAAAGTTTAAGAAGTATGTAGCACTTCTTGACGAAGTCTATCAGAACGAATCAAAGACCGCCGTGCTTGAAAGCGACGCAACACTCGCACAGGCAGGCGCAAACGCAAATGAAATTGTTATCCCTAAGCTCGACATGGACGGCTTGGGAGATTATGACCGCAACAGTGGATATGTAAACGGCGATGTTACAATGACTAACGAAACCGTACAGTTCAACTATGACCGCGGCCGTAAGTTCAGCATTGACAACATGGATAACGAGGAAACCGCAGGGCTTGCCTTTGGTAAACTTGCCGCCGAGTTTATCCGTACTAAAGTCGTACCCGAACAGGACGCTTTCAGATTTGCTAAATATGCAAGTTTGGCAGGCACAAAGAAAAAGGAAACTTTGTCCGCTGGTACAGATGTACTCGCAGCATTGCAGCTCGCAACATCTGCAATGGACGACGACGAAGTCCCAGCAGAAAACCGCCACTTGTTCATTACATCGGCATTGCTCACAGCTGCGCAGAATGTAGACACAAACAAGAGCAAGGATATTTTGGGAGCATTTGCAACAATTACCAAAGTACCAACAGCCCGCTTTATGACATTGGTCGGATTGCTCGACGGTAAAACATCGGGCGAAACAAAGGGCGGATTTACAAAGGTTGCAACAAAGTTCAAGGCAACTACCGACGAAGCAGTTGTCGACGGCAAAACATACTACACAAGAAGCGGCGCGGGCACATCGGCTTCGCCTTATGTATTTACAGTTGTCGCAGAGCCAGCAACTGCAAGCATTGCGTCATACTATGAGGTAGACACAGACGGAAGCCACACACTTAACTTCTTGATTGCCGAAAAATCCGCAATCATGCAGTACACAAAACACCGCGTTGATAAGGCTATCCCACCCGAGGACAACCCCGACGCTGACGCATGGATCTTCAATTTCCGCGAGTATGGCCTTGCGGATATGTACGAAAACAAGACAGCGGGCGTATATGCCAGCTATAACGGCGCAGACCTTGCGCAGGGAATGAAAGCATGAAAATTGTAGGTTATAAACAACCGCAGATTGTAGCGGCACAGAAAACCGACAACAAGCCAGCAGCAGACGGCAAGAACGGCGGAAACAAGCCACAGGGTAACAAGCCAAACGGCAATAAACCACAGGGCGGAAACAAGCCACAGAATGACGCTGCAAAAGCTGGCGAAACAAAGGCCGACGAAGTCAAAGGCGACAACAAGCCAGCAGCAGACGGCAAGAACTAAGGAGCGGGCGGAATGTTCGAGAATGTAAACTACACATATTATAGCGAAACTCTAGGGCGTTCCGCCGTGCCAACCGAAGCGGACTTTAACCGATACGCCGATGATAACCGCCTTTTTATGAAAGGCTTAATCAATGACGGAATCGTAACAGAGCGGGAAGAAAACGGAATCGACAACGCCGTTTGCAGAATGATAGAAATTGACTATCTGACCGAGCAGGAAGCAAGCGGAGCGGCAGCCGAAAGCGGCGGCAGCGTAGCAAGTGAAAGCATAAACGGCTATTCATACAGCTACGACAAAACAGCCCAGCAGGAAGCCGTAAAACGCAACGCCAAGAGCGCAGCAGAAAAGAAAATCGACATCATCAAACTGTATAACAATTATCGCGCGGGGGTTTGCTAATGAGCCGACCAATACCCGCGTGGCTTTTGGTACACGATTGTGTATTGAAGCGTAAAACAGGCATAGACCGAAACCGAAACCCGACCTACTCCGAAACCGTTTTAAAACGCGTCCGAATCGGCGCGACCTTTCAGACAATACGGGGCAATATCGGGGAAACCAAAGCCGACACCCTAACGCTTTTCATTGACGCGGCAAACACGCAATTTGAAACAACGGCGGGTGAAGCTACGGCGGCAATTATCCCGATAGAAACGGACGCTATAACATGGAACGGCAAAGGCTACACCGTGCGCAGCGTTACGCCATGCTACACGCAGGGAACAGCCCCGCACCATTGGGAGATTACACTTGAATAAAAACGGTTGTGTTACATTCACGGTAAAAGCCAACTTCAACGACGCGGCAACAAAGGCGCGAATCAGCGCGGCAATACATAAAGCGCAGATAAAACTTGACCAGCAAGTTATAACTGACAGCAATTTTTATTGTCCGCTGAAAACGGGAACATTGCAGAAATCGGCGATTATTAACACCGTATTAGGCAGCGGCCTTGTAAAATGGCGTACACCATACGCCCGCGCCCAATACTACGGCGTAAACTTCGACCGCAGCAAAGACCCGAACCCGAACGCCTGCGCCAAATGGTTTGAAGCGGCAAAAGCCCGAAAATTGAAAGATTGGGAGAAATTAGTAAATGATACAATCAAAAATAGCTGAAACAATCAGCGCATGGGTGGAAACAGCCCTCGAATTGCCTTTTACTATTTTCTGCGATTTGATACCCGACGAGGACGCGGACGGGGCTTGTATAAGGCACGACCCGACCCCAGCGGCAGAAAAACGCTTTATCGACGGCACGCGCGAAGTTTCGTGGAACTTCACATTTTTTACAAGATGTAAGGACGCAGAGGACGCGCGCGAATACGGAAAGCAGATTGTAGACAAATTGGACGGCGCAACAATCGAAAGCACCGAAAACATAGAAATAGATTGCGAAGCGGTAACGCTCCCGCAGTTTATCGAAACGGACGCAAAAGGTTTTACGACCTATTCGCAGTCCGTAAAATGCACATTTTTAGAGGAGTAAAAAGACTATGGGCGATTTAGTAAAAAAGACCAAGATTGTGCCGTTTATCAACACCAGCACAACAACAACTCCGTCATGGACACAGATTAAAAAATCAACATCGTTCACCCTTGCAATGAATCCGCAGACCAAGACTTTTGATTTTATTTCCAGCGAAACCCCGCAGAATGAAATCGACAGCTATCAGCCAAGCCTTGCGCAGAGTATCACAATGTTTAAGGGCGAGGACGATTACGAAGCAATCTTTGATATGCTTTTCAACCGCGCTACAGGAGCAGAAGCACACCGCGACGCTTTGATTGTATTCTACAAAGAAAGCTACACACCAACAGGAGAAAGCCAGCCTACATATTTCAAGTGTTGGAAAATCGACGCGCTCGTTGTAATCAATCAGCTCGACAGCGTAAACGAAAACATCGACTTTGACCTTAACCTCAACGACATTGAAAATGGCGCGGTTACAGTTTCAAACGGTGCTCCGACATTCGTTGCAGGCACATGGAACGGCAAAACATTCACACCTGCGTCGTAATGATTGAATTAAAAAAATCAAGGCTGCCCGAATCCGTAGAGGTTGACGGCAGCCTTTACACTATCCACACATCATTTAAATATTTTCTCCGTTTTATTGAATTGCTGGCCAATAAAGACATAAAGCCGCAAGATTTTGATTTTATGTACAAAAGCAAGAAACCACAGGACAGGGAAAGCGGATTGATTGCCCTAGTACAATTCTGCAACCCGCCGCAGATCTTGCCGCATACCGACAAATTAGAGGGCAGCAGTGAAAAAGCCGTCGATTACACTATCGACGCGGATTATATCTTCGCGGCCTTTATGGAGCGTTACGGAATCGACCTAGTCGAAAGCGATATGCACTGGTATAAGTTCCAAGCTCTATTTAAGGGATTACACGACACAAAATTAAACGAAATCATCGGCTACAGATTGTGGGAAAACACCAGCGGAAAGCGCGACGCATACACCCGCCAAATGGAGAAATTAAAAACGGCGTGGGAATTGCCGCAGGAATCGGACGAAGAGGACGAGGACTTAAAAGCCTTTGAAGCCCTGCTTTATTCTAACGAATGACTATATACACAGAGGTCAAAACATGATAATTGAACAGCGGCTATTAACACCAAACGAGTGGTCACGGCCACAGCTAAAAATCAAAGAGTTTAAAGCAATCGTAATACATTGGACGGCAAACCCAAACGCGAACGCAAAACAGAATTGGCTCTATTTTGAAGCCAAAAAAACAGGCATGAGCAGCTACGGCTCGGCTCATTACATCATCGGGCAGGACGGCGAAACAATACAGGCAATTCCCGACAATGAAATTGCCTACCATTGCGGCAGCAGCCAAAAAGACCCAGCAAGCGGGCAGATTTACACAAATTACGCGCGTAAAAAGTTCGGACATTTTGCCGTACATTGGCAGACTACAAGCCCGAACTTTTGCACAATCGGCGTTGAATTGTGCCCGACAGATAACGACGGCCATTTTACCGAAAGAACAATAAACGCCGCCGTTGAATTGTGCGTGCATTTATGCAATAAGCACCACCTCACCGCGGACGACATCACCACACACCACGAAATAGTCGGCTGGAAAGATTGCCCGCGATTATGGACGAAGCAGCCCGAACTATTAGACGCTTTCCGCGCGAGCGTAGCAGACGCACTCGCACGGCAGGGGGTCTAAAATGTGGGAAACAATCAGCACAGTATTAACCAGCGCGAACGCATGGCAAGTTTTAATTTTCCTCGCAATCGCGGTTTTTATTTTTGTAATTTTGGTAAAAGGCGGCGTTATTGCCATAAAAACAAAGCATTTTAGAATCGGGCAGGCAGAAATAGAGCGGGAAACAATCCGCCGACAGGTAGAAGCCGCGCACGATTTTATTATGAGCATTGAGGGCAAAATCAACGCCGAAACATCGCACTATAACGGATATTTCACCAAGTTTATTTTAGAGCGCGTATATGACAAGGCGATTGAATGGATAATGTTTAATCATATCAGCAATACGCCCATGTATGTACAGGACAAGCAGGACACCGTCTGCAATTTAGTATACACATTCGACATCGGCGACGAGTTCAAGACACCCGAGTTTAAAAAGCGTATGTGTAATTGGACGCAGGAACTAATAGCGAAGCTCGTACAAACACGCGAGCTTTACAACAAATAGGGGGATAAAATGAGCGAGGAAAAACCAGCAGAGAAAAAGCACAACAAATTAACATCAGTAAAGCTATGGGTGACACTATGGGCTATTGCCATGGTTTCATTTATCGTAATTGCCAACCGCACGGAGTTTTTGAACATCGCGCAGCCGCTTTGTTTCGTTCCGCTCGGCTATTTGGGCGTGAATGTATTGCAAAAAAAGATTTATGAGGATAGCGCAAAATGACAATAGCGGGCTGGATAATTACGGGGCTTGTATTTGCTCTTGTCGCTACATTAGGAATCGGAGCAACAGCCCTTAACATGGAACGCAAGCGGCACGAACGGGAAGAAAACAAAATCAGACAAGAGGGGGCGGAAAATGCGCAGCACACAGCGGACATTATCACCGAAGCAGAAAAGATTAAAAACAATGCTAACACGGGCAATCATTCTAACGATTTGCATACTATGGCCGACCAGCTGCACCACTACGCGAACGGCGGAAAATAACCCCGCCCCGAAATACTACCCGCCCGACCCATACACCGCCGACGGCGTTCTCGTATGGGAAGAAATAAAGGACGGGCAGACATTCACGGCCAGCGAGGACGGAATCTTCCTGCCGTGGTGGTATTGGCAGCAAGTCTATAACTACATTGTAAACACACAGAGCGCGCAGGAAATCGCCAGCGGGGAAAACTGACTATAAAAGTATGAGGATAACCTGCGAAACAAAAGACACCCTGCCGCTATCCGCTTTGACCGAGTTTCAAGGCGGATTAAAGAAGCGCACGGCAGAAGATACAAAGAAAATCGAAAAGAGCATAAACGACTACGGATTTGCAACGCCTTTTTTTGTATGGCGGCATGACGGCATAAACAGCGTATTAGACGGCCACGGCAGACTACAGACATTAAAGGAAATGCAGAAGCGCGGCGAAGAAATCCCCGCCCTGCCCGTCGTATATATCGACTGCGCCAACGAAGCAGCCGCCAAAAATCTATTATTACGCATTTGCAGCACATACGGCGAAATGACAGCGCAAACCGTCCGCGACTTCATTAAAGAGCTAGAAATCGCGTTCGACGATATACGCCTGCCATGCGGCACAATCGACCTCACCCCGCTAGATAAAAAGAAAATGGACGACACTAAAAAGACATTGCGCCAGCAATTTCTAGTGCCGCCGTTTTCCGTATTAGACACCCGCCAAGGCTATTGGCAAGACCGCAAAAAGCAGTGGAAAAGCATAGGCATAAAATCCGAAGAGGGGCGCGACAATAAGATGTTGAAGCACCTCAAAGAAAACGCCAGCAAAGTGAACGGCGGCGCAGAAAACACATTGAGCGAAGTATCAATCTTTGACCCCGTATTATGCGAAACAATGTATACATGTTTTTTTATGAAACA